CATCATAAATGGAAAAGAAAGACTTTCAAGAGTACTATTAAAGTAGATGTTAAAAGTCCTTTAGCACCAACGATAAGCACAAACAAATCGGACAAAGAAGGCTATAGAATACGCAACGACAAAGATGTAGCAATGAAGCCTATCGATATGATTAATAAAGGATTTATAAAGAAAAGATAATGGCAGCACTATTTTGCAACGAAGATAAATTAAAGAGTTCTACAGCAATCAATTACAACGTAGATACTGCATTCTTGTTACCTTTTTTAAAGATAGCACAAGACAAGAATATGCAGGTAATATTGGGAACTGACTTATACAGAAAGTTAGAAGCTGATATTGTTGCTGGAACTATTACAGGGAACTACAAGGTGTTAATAGATGACTACGTGCAGGATAGTATTATTCATTATGCATTAGTTGAAGCTTTGCCTTTCCTTTCCTTCCAGATCAAGAACGGTTCTGTTACACAAAAGAATAGCGAGAATGGAACGGCTGCTAACAAGAGCGACATCAACTGGTTGATACAGAAAGAACGTGATACAGCAGAGTTCTACGGTCAAAGGATAGTTGATTATCTATGTGAGAACTCAAGCTTGTTTCCTGAGTACTCAAGTAATTCAGGCGCAGATATGAGTCCGATTTCTAATGCTTACAATACAGGTTTAAGAATATGATGTACAAGCCAAAGAAGAAGAACATAAAAAAGCTATTAATATATTTAAGAAGTGTAAATGTATAAAGATTTAATTGAAACAAATTTAGTAAATACAGCAGCTATCGGAATAAGCTTCGCAGATATTAACGGACTTCTAACGGCTATCGTATTGATTACGGCAGCAATATATAACATCAAGAAGATAGAGAATGAGCAGAAGGATTAAGCACTTTGAACCAAGCGAGTTCACCTGTAACGGAGTAGAATGTTATAACCTAATGAGCGACAAATTGCTTGAAGGTTTAGAGGTTGCTCGATGCCTTGCAGAAATTCCCTTTCATATCAATTCCTCTTGGAGAGATAGCAACGTAAATCAAATGGCAGGGGGAAAACCTAATTCTGCTCATTTAAGGGGTAACGCTGTAGATATAGCTTGTGCTAATAGTTACGATAGACATATCATTTTAAACGCTTGTATAGATGCAGGATTTACTCGTATCGGTATAGGCAGCACGTTTATCCATATAGATGTAGATCAAGAGCTACCTAACAATGTAATTTGGACATACTAATATGACAGGCTTCGAGATAGGGATAGGATTTTACACAGGTATCTTAGCGGGTATTTGGACAGATAAGTTTGGGGACGGATACAAAACTTGTATATACCTTCCATTTATTTTCATTGAATTTAACACGTATTATGAATAACTTTATTTTAGAGAATTGGATTGCACTTTTGATAGGTGCTTTAGCTTTTGTCAAGATTGTAGTAAATTTGACTCCAACAGAAAAGGATAACAAGATATTCGGTTACATTGATGACCTTGTAAACTTCTTTATTAAGGACAATAAGAAATGAATCCTTTATGGGCGAAAGGCATCTTAACGGTTATACCTGAGATGTTCAAAGACGTAAAAGGAAAGTGGAGCAGTAAGAGAACTGTGAGCGGTGTTTTAGCAATCGCTGCGGTAACTCAAATAGATGCTACTGGTATCACTTGGCAAACACTTGTATTGGCTACTATCGCAATAATACCTTTATGTTTTAGCGTATTCGAGAAAAAGTAGTATATTTGTCAAAACAAAACATAAGTTATGTCAAAGAAGAGCAACAGATTTCGATTAAAAGATGCTGAAATTGATTTAATAAAACAGCACAGAGCAAACACCCTAGACAATCTTAACGGAAATTCATCACTTGACATACATCTCATTGAGAGAGGAATAGACAAGAAAGATGTTGTGTCTGTTAAACATTGGCAAAATATGGGAGGAGAGCTTCGGTTCTCCATAGTTACCAAAGATGGGCAAGGTGGATTTGATGAAGCGGGTATCTTTGAAAGGTTAAACACTTTTATCGAAGGACACGCTCCAAGTTATCCAAAAGCACCTAAAAACGACAACGGTACACACCTGCTAGTTATCAACCCTGCAGATATTCACATCGGTAAGTATGCCAATGCAGAAGAAACAGGCGAGGAATACAATACAGACTTAGCAGTTGCTAGAGTTATAGAAGGAGTTCAAGGATTGATTGATAAGGCGAAAGGCTTTGAAGTTGAAAAGATACTTTTCTGTATTGGTAACGATATTTTACATATAGACAATGTTTACGGATCGACCACTAAAGGTACTTTTCAAGACTGCGATGGGAAATGGTGGGAACACTTTGAAATAGCTTTACAATTATACGTTAAATGTGTGGAGATGTTAAGAGAGATTGCTCCTGTTGATTGTGTACACTCAATGAGTAACCACGATTATCAGTCTGGCTTTCATTTAGCTCATGCATTAAAGGCTTGGTTTAGATTAGCAGACGATGTAAATGTAGATGCAGGAGTAAGTCATCGTAAATACTACACATTCGGAGCGAATTTAATAGGTTTAGAACATGGTGACGGTGCTAAGATGGACAATCTTCCGATGTTAATGGCACACGAGAAGCCTCAAGAGTGGGCAGAAACTAAATATCGTTATTGGTATCTTCACCATTTGCACCATAAAGTGAAATATAAATGGAGAGATGCTAAAGATTTCATCGGTGTTACAGTTGAATATCTTAGAAGTCCTAGTTCAGCCGATTCATGGCACTCACGAAAGGGGTTTACTGGAAGCCCTAAAGCAGTTGAAGCTTTTATTCATTCCAAGACGCAAGGTCAAGTCGCAAGACTCACACATTTCTTTTAGTTAAGTATCAAAGGGTTACAGAAATGTAGCTCTTTTTTTATGCTTTGCAGCTTACTTATTATACTATTTATTAGTACATCTCAAAAAGAAGTATTATCTTTGTAGGGAACTAAAAAACTAAAACTATGAGATACGTTATCTATAACACAGACGCAGACGAAGGTCAAGAATACATCGGTATTGATATATCAAGAACAGATGACATTGACAACGCTGAACACTTTGAAACTTATGAAGATGCTCAGTTAATGATTAGCCAAAGTGGTACATCTTCAATGATTGTAATAGACACATACGATGAATAGAGATTTAAAAGGTATTAGCAACCTCATAGAGGACATCACGAAAGATATTGATGGATTAGTATTGGACGGTGATTTATACGCCATAGAGGCTATCGTATTAGCTAAGAAGTTCGAGGGTGCTGCAAAGCATTTAAAAGATAGCTGGGAAGATGAGGCTCTAGTAGTTACTGAATCTTGGAAGGGTGAATCTTTCGCAGGATATACGGCAACACAAAAGGACGGATCAAGAAGGTACAGCTTCAAGCATCTGGATAAATGGAATGAAGTAAACGAGTACAAGAAAGATTTAGAATTAGCTTTTAAAAGCTCTTACTTGCAAGCACAAGAGGGAAACATTATAGTAGATGAAGACGGTGTTGTAGTTCCACAAGCTGAACCAATCAAAACAAAACAAAGTATTGTATTAACTAGAATTAAATAAGCTATTAATTAGCATATACCGAAAAGAAGGTTTATATTTGCATCAAACAAAACAACTAAACTATGAGAACACTACTTGAAAGATTGAAGCCCGAAGTTAGAGATAGATTAAATTTATCTTATAAGGATTATCCTACTACTTGTGGGGAGTTAGAAAGCTCTATGAATGTAAGCGTATCTTTTATTCAGCTAACAATGAACGAATGTTTAAACTTACTTAACATGACATCAAAAAACCCATTATCATTCGAAAATGTTGAATCTTTATTTGAATCAAACTAACATGGGAAAGCTAAAAGAATTATTTTTAAGAGGTCAAGCTGATGTAATGAGTGTTGACGATATGAGAATCGAGCAGATGAACAACGAGTATGCAAGACATTGCGAGTTATCTCAAGAATGGAATGCAGGAGAGCGTTCACCTGTAACACGATCAATCCTAGAATGGGAACATTTAGGACAACCTGTAAGAACTAGACACGATGGATAGAGGAAAGATAGCAGAGTTATACAAGAAGTATGACCTAGCAAAAGAGGACATCTACAAGCACCAACATTACCTTATAATCTCAAGGTCTGGAATCGACAAAATACAAGCGATAGAAGGTATCAAGATAGCTTATGAAGTTATCAAATGTGAAACAAATTTCTGTGTCATTAAGGCAACGACTAAGGATTTAGAAACTTTCGGAAGTGCCATCAAAGGAGTTTCATTTAAAGACGGTAACACCAACTCTTGGTACGTTATGGAGATGGCAGAAAAGAGAGCCATGAGTAGGATAGTATTAAAGGTTTGTGGATTCTATGAACTAGGTGTATTTGGTGAAGATGAGAGTGAAGACTTTAAACGCAAATAACATGAACGAAAAAGGAAGAGG